CATGGTCAACAGGCAGTTCCTGTCCTTCTGATGTTCTCTCAGCTTTTAGATGGGTCTCTGTAAGGCTTCGATACTCAACAACCATATCTTCGAGATAATCAAGGTCATCGCTCTTTGCGATTCTAGCCCTAATTCTCTTTTCTGAGTCGTTAAGTTCTGTTCTACCTAGAGCAGCCTTCGCACTCTCAAACCACTTTAATGCTTCTTTGCGGCTATGCTCCAGAATTTTTTCCCCGTGTTTTGACAGGGCCATCCTAGCTTCCAATGCCTCAAGTATCGCATCAAAGGTTGATGGGCAGTCGCTACCTAGACATTCACTGAGGTTTTCAACCTGAGAACAGAGCTTATTGTATTTCTCTGTTACCACCGACAACTTCTCAATCTTTTTAGTAAGGCGATCCCCCAGACCTTCAGGAAGATTTCCATCTTCCGACAAAGCTACCTCTACCCCCAGAGCCTCGGCCAACTTGGATAGCAATGCCACAGTCTCTTTATTCATATTCCCCCCCTTGTTAATGGAATGTTCTTGAGTCTCTTTATTGCTAGACTCTTTATTGTTTTGTTGTTCGCTCAATTTATCTCCTATTTTATTTTTTATTGTTCTAGTGTTATCCTGATCCACTCTTCTACCAGCGTTTGGATCTGCGCCGGTCCCTCCAGGAACGAGAGCCATATGTCTAACGGCTAACAGCTTTACTGGAATCCACCGGACCTTTTCCCCATTTACATCCTGACCTTGCATTTCAATAAAAGCATCAAATTCCATATCCGGATGTGATGGTCTACAATCCATAGATATTCCTATAGATCCATTTCGGATTATCCCCTTCTGTATCCCCAACGCTGTTTTTGAATCGAATTCCGGATCTATTACCAGAACACCATTCAAACCCACAGGTATATCGTTAGAATCTTCCCATGATGCATTTTCGACGTAACCGGCTATATCGTGAACATCATTGCTGTGATTTAGAAGTAAATCAGGTTTTGAATTGTTAACCAGATCCACACCATCCCTCAAAACGGCGCCGTTATTATACGAATAATCAACACACTGAGGGAGCCAAAAACTAGACCCAGGCCAAGCCTCTACGGATGATATCAGTCTCCATCTTTGACGGACTAGACCATCAGACGCCTCGATATCCACTCCAACATCAGGAGTGTCAGACGCAGAATTGGAAAGAACTACCTCTGTAGTATCCCCCTCTGTAACCTCTTCATTCTTTACTGTTTTTTGATTTGCGGTAGCATTGTTGTTCTCTGGCTCAACTCTAACTGTGCAATTTACTACCTGATCGAATCGATAAATACGACAATTAAGAGAGTTATCGAATCTCTGCGTGTAATTCGGTTTATCCATTATCCCCCCGACACCTTATTTTATAGGACAGCTACAAGAGAATCTCGACAATTGACATGATATGGTGGGGTAGACAATCCTTCGTCTTGAATCTCCTCACTACTCATATTTGCCAGCCTCGCAGCCCCCTCTTTGCCCCCATATTGTTTTGTAAGAAAAGCTGTTTTAGCACCAATTTCTGGGTCTCTAGATCTCACAATCTCTTCGATGTTGCTTATCTCTGTTCTAACCTCATAAATCTTGCCCAGCATTGAGAAACAAAAGGAGCATTTTCTATCGTCCTCTGGCCCCACAACCATGAATCTTTCAACTCCACTGTCTCTGAGGGCGTAGAGGGCTCCCCATGTTCTGGCCCTAGTGGAGGTTATATCACCCATTTCAACGGCAGCCTCAGAAGCCATTGCTGATGTATAACCAGCTACTGCGGCCCTGAAAGCGTTTATTTTATCGTTCGTTGGGTTATCCATTCCAAAGTTGTCATACATTTCTGCGAGAGTGGTTCCAAGTCTCCTCACTCTCCACTCGGAACGAGACAAATAATGTTTCACCATGTATGGGTCAACTGTCAGAGCTAAATAGGCCATAGCAGCCAATTCTTCATCGCTTTTCTTGTTCTTAATTCTGTCTTTTTCTATTTTTGAGAACAAGACAGGATCACCCTGGCCTTCTTCCCAGGAATTTCTAACCCCTATGGCAGCTAGTGAAGCTACTTCTTTTTCGTTTATTGCTTTCTCTGCGTAATTTAGGTATGTATCTAATCCTTCTCTGACAACTGTGTCCCTAGAAAAGTTCCCTTGAAGCGACAACCACATTGCCAACGCAGACATACCAGCGTTATCAGCCCTTTTTAGTATGCTCTGTATGTCATTTTCGTAGTTGGTTGTTGTGGATGATTGTAGTTGTGCTGGCACTGGATAGATATGCGAGTCTCTGCTTAGTAGTTCGTATTTGTTTTCTTTTTGTGAAAAGGTTGCAGTAAAGGAATTGTCTTTTAGGGGTGCCCTGTCATACCCGAGTTCTCTTCGGGCCTCTTCCGGAGATATTGCAAGTGCTACCAATTGTTCCAATATCTTTTTGCTGTCCATATATTCAGCCTCTGAATCCCTAAATTGGTCAAGCGACCGAGAAGCATGAAAATCTACAGACAGTTTACAATCTCCTAACCCCATTAATGCGAGGTTAAGACGGTGACCCTGTTCAATAACCTTTTTCACTCCCCTCTGATAGAAGGCTAAACTTTGCATCAACTCTTCATAAATAACCTTAACAAAAGCATCACTGTTCCCAAAATTCCACCCAAACATAATAGGATCTCTTTGTAGTCCAGCGAAGACCCCTTGTAAAACCATCTGTACGAGTTCTTTTGCTCCAGATGCACCAGCTTGTGTGTTTTGAAATTGGAATTTGACATTATTATATGCTACCCCCAAACCTGAGGACATATTGGCTCCGATGCTTTTTGCGAGTTTATCAAGAAAGACTTTAGATTTCTCGTCATATACCTCTTGAGTTTCTCCTGGTAGCCTTGGAGGTGGTTCAACCTCCGCCAACATAACACCCAATGCAGCAAGTTTATCCATCCATAATGCTATCTTGTCTACCACAGCCCTATGAGTTGCACATGGTTGAATAGCTGATATAATGGGTGGCACTGCATACGGGTTACCATCCTTCACCATTGCATTAAAGTAGATTGTTTGAGCAGTGTTTAGTTGAACGACGCCTGAGTCCTGTTGTTGACACAGAATATACCCACCATCATTGCCGTATACGAAGCGGATTGTTTTTATCGGAACTAAAAAACCTTGCCTTATCTGTGTTAGGCCAATATCAGGGACCCACTCAACACAAGTCGCTGTTGTTCTGGCAAGTTGCGAGAAACATCCCGATATCATTCCACTCATTCCCCCACCAAAAGGGAAACAGCGTTCAGCTAGGTCGTTAGCTGCCTGTATTGCTTCTAATGCCCTGTTCTGAGACGGCGCATAAATTACTAAATCATGTCCGCTGTTACCTAGAGCAATAGTAGTGTGATGATACTTATTTACATAGGGGTCCAACAGCACTAGATTATCTACAACATCGTAAATCTGAAAGGGGATTTTGGACGCTACTACATTTAACCCTCTCAAATATCCGGCTAGATCAGCGGAAGATGAATATCCATCATCATGACTGATTCTCGAAGACACAGCCGTAGAATAATTGATTCCACTATCTTGAGCCCGAGTTTTTGGCGTAGTTGTTGTTTTTTGTTTTCTTTTTTTCTTTGCCACCTATGCGTTCCCCACAATGTTGTTTCCAAAAACCGGCATTACCATCGGACCACTATTACCCATCCCCAATTCGAACGCTGAAATAACACAACTATTGAGACTCATTCCATAGTGGTTCTCTACCCTACCGGATAAATATGTTTTCTTTAATGTACCTGATGGTGTTTCTTCTATTTTGGCAACCAAGTTTTTACAATGTCTCCTAAAGTCCTCTAACGACTGTAATGCCTTGCCCTCTACTTTTCTTCTGTTTGGTATTACTATCTTTCCTTGTTCAAACCTATCTATCATGGAATCTATACTGGTGGTTCGGTCAACCTGTACTGTTTGAACATTAATCTTGTTCTCGAATAGTTCAAAGTTGGTTTTGTATTCTTTACCCTGAAAGTATTGTATGGCTACCCTCCCAGGATACTTTGCCGCAAAACTTTTTGCGCTGTGTTTGTTGGGTAAAGCATCTATAACACAATACCTTATACCAAACTGATCCATTAAAAAGTCTAGCCTGTCCCACATCTCTGTTTCTTCGAGATGCACAACAAATAATCTATCAAGGGACGCTAACCCTATAGTTATGGTTAACGTGTCTCCCTGGTCCACGCCCATAAAAGCGTCAAACTCTTGAAAGGAAAACCCGTGATCACCTTCGCACCAGTCAAGCAATTCATCGCTGATTCTGGCATTACCACCAGCAAAGGGCCAACCTAATACGGAGACGGTAAACCTTTCAAGCTTGAGGGCTGATCTACGCATCTCCGCATATTCAGCCATAATCTTT